ACCATTATCATCTTATGCTGTATCTGAATTAGTATCAGATCTTGATGGAGTGTTGAGCCTTAATTATCTTGGACTCGGATCGACGATTAGCACGTATTCAGTCATACAGAAACTCACAGAGTTTCATGTGTCTCTTGCAGTACGATCGCTGTGCTTACTCCGGGAACTTTTATATATTGTTCCTGGAATACATATAAGCATTTATCCCAGCTCGAAATTCGTGTTGGGAAATAGCCATTGTCACGATTGTGAAATGCAATTTGTTGACCCCGGTGAACAACAATGAGCTCAGGACATCAAATTTCTGATGGGAGATCTTATGTGTACTCTCGAGGCGTCTATCTGGCGCAGGGAGAATACTTTGAGAAATCTTGGTCAGGTTCAAATTTGACTGATGCTGAACGTTTATTGAAGTACAAACCGGAACACGTTTATGATTGTTCTATCTTGTCATCGTCTATCACACTTGGTATGTGTCGAAATTGGACCGGCCCTGGGGACGACTTCCTTTGGACGCCTGGCTCTTGGCCAGCAAATCCTCAGTTAGTTGATCCTTGGAACGGCAATGACGACCTCAAGTTGTGGAGTAAGCTCGGTACTAAAGCACGCGATAGTGAGTTTAATGGTGGAAATTTCCTCGCGGAGTTCCATCAAGTTCCTACACTAATCGCTGATATCTCAACGAAAATGGCTTATGTTTTACACCAAATTCGTAATGGGAATGATTCTTCTTTGAAGAAATTCTTTAAGAAATCTGCTCGAAACCGAACTTCATCTATTGATGCGATGAAGAAGAGCCTTACATCTTCTCAATTTTATAAAGATGTCGGGCGAAATACTTCTGAAAAAATGTCTGAAGGCCTACTAATGTATGATTACGGTATAAGCCCGCTGTTAAGCGATGCCCATGACAGTATGAATGCACTAGGTCAAACTCTAAACATTTTTCCATATAGAACGCGTGTTAAAAGTGTTCGTGCAAAGAGAACATCTGCTGTTACAACGGGTTTCCGTTGGAATCAGTCTTTGATGCATCGATGTACGTTTAGAGGATACTTGGCTTCACAGCCTTCTCCTCTCACTATTTGGCATCTGAATGATCCATTGAGTGCTGCTGTAGAGGTCACGCCTTGGAGTTTTGTAGTTGACTGGATAATACCAGTTAGCTCATATTTCTCGGCTTTAGACACTTTACGTAGCTTTGAATGGACATCCATTTGGAAGACAACAATGACTGAATACACTGAGATCTTTAAAGGACTTGATCCAGACGTTATGCGTCCTGGAGCCTCTTTTGAAGGCGGATCTTATACTAAAAAGAGTGTTACAGTTAAGCGAGAACAAATTAAACTGAGTAGTATAGCAGCACTATCAGCTCCGACGATTCGTCCTGCGAAGGAAGTTTTATCGGTTAAACATATGCTGGATGCAGCTGCACTCGCAGTTGGTGTTAAATCTCGCATTGCGAAAAGTTTGAAGTTTTAAGAGATTCCCTCTAAGCTTCTTTATTTTAATTAACCTGGAAATTATATATGCCAGCCATATCAAATATTACACTCACTGACGGCACAACGCCTATCACGTTTGCTCATTCATCTCATGATGCGAACAACTTATTGATGATTGATAACGCAGGTTCTACCTCCGAATCATCACCACGGTTGCTCCTCTCACGATTTAATGGCAAACGCGGTTCGCCCAACCGAAAGTATAGAGTAAAACTAACATTTGCCTATCTCGAAACTGTCTCAGGTTCGTTAGATGGTTATGTGGCGCCTCCTAAAATCGCATATACGAACATTGCGCAAGCTGATTTCACGTTTAACAAACGTGCATCATCTCCACAATGTCAGTCAGCAAAATCATATCTTATGTCTTCATTGGGAAATAACTCGACAGACTTCACTGTCGCAGCTAATCCATTGATTCATAATGCTATAATTAATGATCAATTTCCGTATTGATCTTATCTGACTAGCGTTCTATTATTGTCACCTTCTAAATATTCAAAGGTCGATTTATGAAAAATAAAATCAAGACAAAATCTAAAAAGAACGTCGTTAATAATAGCGACTACATTAGGCATTACTATGACCTCTACCCGAAAAAGGAGAGTAAGCAGCTTACAAAGTTCCTTGCTTTCCAGATTGCGCAACAGGCAGGCCCATTTGCTCGTGAGCTTAAAAGGCTCATCTTGGCAGATGATTATCCTGGTCTGCTTGCGTATGATATTGCTTATAACGATTTTAAAGCACGTGACTGCAGATACATCGCAGCTGCACGACAAGTTTTGGCTTTCTATTCTAAAGATAGTGAGCTAACTCTTGATGGAGTTAATCCAGCTATAAATTGTTTAAAAAGTTTTATCGAGACTGAAGCTAAATGTAAATCGACAAATAAAAGGCTTGCACTCTTAAGTGAGACTGAACATGAATTGTTCAGCGACTATCCCTTCGTTTTTAGGATAGCTCGGAAAATATCTCAAATTTTGGGTGCATGTCCTTCGTTTGAAGAGGCCACGTTTACTTTTGGACCAGGTAGCACAACAAATGTAGCAAAAAAACGATCCTCTCCGCTTAATAAATTAAATGCGGAGATGCAAAGTTCCTCCCGAATGCTTTTTAGCGATTGGGGTCGGAATTTCTACAATACGTTTAACGCATTGCATGAAAAATCGCCCCAGCTAGCTACTGCAGTATTCGGCATGGTGCCAAAGAATGCACTTACATTAAGAACAACTGTTACCGAGCCGACACTAAATATGCCGGCACAAAAGTTTTTGGGAAAACATATCCGAAAACGTTTGTTTTCGATTGGTCTCGACCTCAAAAGGGGACAGACTGTAAATCAATCTTTGGCCTTACTTGGGTCAATTAACAATGAAATCGCTACAGTAGATGCTAAGAATGCAAGTAATACTATTAGTATTTTTGCTGTTTATTTAGCGCTGATCCAATCGAAAGATTGGTTTGAAGCATTAAATAGTTGTAGATCTCCTCTTTTTAAGTTTAAAGATGGGTATACTCCATATTCCACTGAGATGTTCTCATCAATGGGTAATGGATTCACATTCGAACTTGAGACGCTTATATTTTATGCGATCTCGATTGTAGCCTGTGAAGACTTAGGCATCAATACCCAGTATGTAAGCACTTACGGGGATGACATGGTCATCCCTAGTGAGGCTTATCCTCTATTGGTCACATACCTCAACTTTTATGGTTTTGAAGTGAATGAAACTAAAACATTCACTGACGGAACGTTCCGCGAGTCGTG